CAGGCGTTCACCTGTGCAGGATTTTGCGGTTAGTTGCCGGGTTAACCCCCGGCCGGCTGATCGGGCTAGACGCCCAGGCCTCCATTTTAGGCCCTTTATTCTTTATATAAGGATGTATTACGTGGCGTCACAACGCCCGTAATTATCCTTACTCAATATGAAGTAATACTGTTGCGAATTATATTCCCTCTGACCACCCAATTTATTGCTTTGCATGTTTTTTAACTACCCGAGTGTAAAAACTCACAAAAGTCTTTTCTACTGTTGAGTGAACGATCACAGTATGAAAGCACCCCCCCCTATATGTGTTTGTGATAGCACTGTTGCTTTCACATTCGTCAAAATAGGTTTCTTAGTATTCCTATTTGGGTATATCCTAGCTATCGGATACAAATGTAGCCACTTCTTTGGTCTTTTAGAAGTAAACTGGATTAGACCGGCTCGATGTCTGAGAGATGAACAGATGTTAATTTCGTGCAGTTTCCATTAACTGCATCCCGGAGAGTACAAGAACCGGCATCGATAAAATGCTTTCGATGAAAAGATAGCTTGACAATCCGCCAGTAGGTAATCCTCACTTTGTGGGCCACCCAACCTTATTGCTTTGGAAGCGTGGTTTTACCTTCAGGCGGGCCGAGCGAAAGCTGACCCCCGAGTATAATTCTAAGGAATTAGTAGTGTGATGAAAAGTTGTACTATGAAAATTTCTTGGTCTGTGTAGATTTGAAAGAGCTTGCTCTTAGTCTGCGGACGATAACAAGATTTCAGTACCTTAGGGTGACCATTACGAATGTTTTGGTTATACCTTTGGGCTGTACCCTTAGTTGACATATAGGCTGAGACCGTCTTATTTGCCCATGAGACAGCGGTCAATGAAGCCTGCGGCAGCCACCTAGCAAGTGGTCAAGGCGCGGAGGTTCTTCCAAACGATTCATCGAATCGGGGCTACCCGATCGGTGAGTTGTAGGAAGCACGTCGTGAATTTTCAATCATGATGGCTTCTAACAACTCTCGATCACCCAGTGCAGCAATTGCAAACTGCACTCAGGCCAATGTAAGGCCACAGGGACTCATAAATGGAGATGATTCCCACAGTACAGAAATGGCTAACTGTACTCAGGTTAAAGTAAAACCCCAACATGACTTTGGCGAACCTTTCGAACCACAATCAGAAGCTTTAGTCCGCTCAGTCCGTTCCAAATTAGGTCGGAAATTAACTGAGGTAGGACTGAAATTATGGTTGTATGATGAGAATACAATTAAGGAATTGTTCTTTCAGCTAGAAGGAGTCGCTTTGTTTGTCTACCAGCTAATGCGATGCACAGACTGGCTCTCAGTATGTGTTGCTACAACTGGTTATGTACGGAATCATTATCGAGCCTCAATCACCGACAAGATTATCGATCTAGTGAAAGGAGGTTTCGAGACATGGCGACAACAAGACAATCAAGAACCTGAAGACCCACCCACCAGTCTCATTGATACAATTCGTGAAATGAATTCAAATTGGACTGCTGCCACCACAAATCCAGCATTTAAATCGCTTACGCGATTGTTGTCATTATTAGTGGGAGCAGAACTAATCGATAAGAGTAATCTCGAATTTGAGGTTGGTGGTTTGAAGCTGTTTTCTGAGATAGCCTCACCTACTTTTGTTTCAGCCTTTGATATTACTGATGCAGTTGTTAAGTGTTCCCTGCTCTTTTTTGAAGGGGGATACGAATGTATTCAGGCTGGATCTGTCAAACCATTGATTCTCGGGTCAAAGTACTACGGAGACTTTGAGAAGAAATACTTGGAATGCAAGAAATATGCATCTTATGCAATGCCAGGCAATTTAGGTATAGTTGAGATGACAGAAGAAAAGTATCTAGTTCTCTTGCGAGAGACTATCGAATTAGGTGAAAAATTACGCCGTGAAACGACCAATCCTATGGCGAAGAAAATTCTGAGTGATCGAATTATTTCTTTGACAACGGATCGTGCTGAAATGGAACAGCAACGGCGTAATCAAACTCAGAGATGTAAGCCTTTTGCAGTCACCTTGTGGGGAGGGACTGCTGTTGGAAAGTCTGTTTTAGCACCGAGACTAATGTATATATTATTGTCTAGTCTTGGTTTTGAAGCTGGTGATGAGTATATTCGCACACTCAAGTTAGGAGCGAAATACCATGAAAGTATGACTACCACTGTCAATGGTCTACTGTTTGACGATGTCGCTAATACTGTTCCACAGTTTGTAGATGTCCCACCAACAGAAGATTATTTGGAAGTCGTAAATACAGCTATGAAGACAGCACGTATGGCAGAATTGTCTATGAAGGATAAAGTGTATTTTATGCCTAAGGTCGTAGTTGCATCGACCAATAAGAAGGACATGGATGCCAAAACGTATTCCAACGAACCTGCTTCAATCACCCGCAGAACCGACTATTTCGTAGGGATGAAAGTAAGAGACCAGTTTGCCACCAATGGTATGTACGACCCTGATAAGGTTAGTGCGTATTATGACGGCAATGTTCCGGCACTACCTGATGTCTGGGATATTACAATTGAGATTTCTTACCCCTATACCGGTACAAATGGACAGAATTACGCTGGCTTTAAACCGGTCAATTGGAATGGCAGACAATTGGTAAATGTCGATATTCAAACTGCGATGAAATTTCTCATACTAGCCGCACAAAAGCAAAGAAAGCAACAAGAAGAGATGTTGAAGAGAAGTACTACACTAAGTGCTGATTTTCCTCTCTGTGAAAAGTGTAAAGCTCCTGAGTCATTGTGTGTATGCCATGAGGATCAACTTAATATTTCCTATGGAGATGGAGATAGGCCCCCTGTACGGCAAAAAACCAAATCTAAAGCTATTTTCAGATTTAGGGAAGAAGCCGTTCCTGCTGCTGATGCCTTGGCTGAATGCCAGAGGACAGTGTCTAACGTATCTGACGCTGTTACTGGTAAAGTAGCTGATGCAAAGATGCAGACAAGGGAGCAGATTGATCAAGCTATACAGATAGTTAGCGATAGAATGGCAGGTATGAATGAAGCAGTTACGACTGAAGTACAACAAACTATGGACCACTTAGAAAACCTGCAGAGGTTTGCGTGGACTGCCCTAGTTCCAGATAGTGTCTTGCGTGCTTACAATACCTATGTGGCATGTAAATGGATTTACCTAAACTGGCGATCTTTGGCAGTAGCATGTTGTTCAGTCTTTCTGTATCTGCTCTTTTTTGCTCCACCCCTCATAACAATCACAGTCACGTCTTTGATGTTTTATATGTGTTATGTAGTCTTTCTGGTATATGTCGACCTCAAAACTCGGCAATGTAGTGATATGCGCCTGACTGCGTGGTTTTCAGCGCAGTATGTGGCTACCAGAGTGGCTGTGGTTACCACAACTTGCGTTTCCCTAAAGCTTCTATACGATTTCTTGAAGGGAGGCCAATCCTTAAATCTTGTTAGGCAAAGTTATATGATGCCAACAGATGAGGAGGTTGCTAAGCGAGATGCGGATAACACCATGGAGGAGGTGGCAAAGGAGCATAATTGGGCTACAGTTGAAGTCCCTCCACTCCCTGCTACAGCACAGTCAAGGACTATTGCTGAAAATGACTTAGTTGAGCTTGTTAAGCGCAATACGGTGGCTCTGACCCAGAGGGGAAAGTTGATAACCAATGCGTTTTTTGTTAAGTCCAATGTGGCAGTTGTGCCACTACACTCAGCTGAGACATGGGATAAATGTCAGTTTCGTGCTGTCAAGGCCGACCCAAAGGTAGTTGGTGCCAATTTTGATTGTCTCTTATCTAGAGAACATATGGCGCCCATTCCCAATACGGATCTGGCTCTTGTTTATGTCCCAAATGGAGGGAGTTGGAAGGATTTAACTATGTATTTCCCAACTGGACTATTGGATTATACTGTTGGCGTGCACTCCGTTGTGAGGAAAGCTAATGGTAGTCTCACTCATAAGAAGGTGAGAGCAGACTTTGAAACTGCAACATTACGCGAACCCAAGGATCCCATTTTGGTTTCTGGCTACTTGTATAATATGCCAGGATTCAAGGGAATGTGTGGTGCCCCTATAGTTGGTCAAATTAAAACACCGATGATTTTGGGCATTCATACTGCTGGGTTAGAAATACAGCAGAAGAGTTTTGCCTCCCTCCTAACACAAGATATGATTTCTAGTGCAATGGCTGAGTTGGCTGCCAAAGACAGTGTGTTGATTGGCCAAAGTGTTGGTACTTTCTCACGTGAAGTTTATGGTAAACCACTTATTGATAGCACCGAGATACACGAGAAGAGTCCGGTAAGGAAATTAGAACTTGGAGAAAAGGCCATAACAGTCCAACCAATGGGCTCATGTCCAGGTAGATCTGTTTTCCGATCCCAGGTTCAAAAGTCCATAATCTCTGATTCTGTGTCAGAAGTTTTTGGAGTCCCGAATACGTGGGGCCCTCCACCAGTCCATAAGAGTGATCCTTGGAAAGCATCCTTAGAACACATGTCGCGAACCAACATTGGTTTTCCGCCTGGGACTTTGGATAAAGCAGTAGCTGATTACCAGGAACCTATTTTAAATCTCTTGGACGAAAAACCGAAGTTACGGAAAGAGACCAAGCCTATGACCAAGATGCAGACGGTCTGTGGGATAGATGGAAAGAAATTCATAGATAAGATGCCCCCTCAAACCTCACCGGGTTTTCCTTTGGGAGGTAAGAAGGCTGATTATCTAGAGTATTTGGATCCAGAAGCCCATGAAGACTTTAATTGTCCTGCAGAATTGGACCCTATGTTTTGGGAGGAGGTTGAGACCATCAAGGAGGCGTATCGGAGAGGTGAGCGTTATTATCCTGTATTTAAAGCGTGCCTCAAAGATGAACCCACTCCAGTAACTAAGGACAAAGTGCGAGTATTTCAAGCTGCACCGATAGCTCTGCAGCTGTTAGTCCGGCAGTATTTCTTACCGATAGCACGCATATTATCACTCTATCCCAAATTGAGTGAGTGTGCGGTTGGTATGAACTGCATGGGGCTGGACTGGCAGGATTTTAACAAGCACATAAATAAGTATGGAAAGAAGCGCATTGTGGCTGGTGATTTTAGCAAGTTTGACATGCGCTTACCTGCCCAAGTTACAATGGCCGCTTTCAAGGTTTTGATTAATATCGCCAAGAAGTGTGGTTATTCAGAAGATGACATTGTTATTATGACTGGTCTTGCTACTGACATTTGCTACCCTGTTGTGGCATATAATGGAGATTTGCTCATGTTTTTGGGCATTAATCCATCTGGTCAGAATTTGACTGTCTATATCAATGGTATCGCAGTTTCTCTTTTCTACCGCTGTAGTTATTTCGACATAGTAAAGCCGGAAGGCCCTGTTAAACCAGGGGAAGTGCAGTGGTGTCGGGGGCCCCCCCCCTCCGACGAAGAGATTATGAAGGTCACTTTCATTCCTTTTAGGGATGTTATGGCCTTGGGCACCTATGGTGATGATTCTAAGGGATCTGTGAAGAAGGGATATGATGAGTACAACTTTTGCACCATTCAGTCCTACTTTGCCCAGTACGGCATTGTTCTCACTACCCCTGACAAGAAAGACACCGGATTGCCCTTCACGGAAGATCATTTGGCAGACTTTTTGAAGAGGACTAATGTATATATTCCTGAGATTCGACGCAATGTTGGAGCTCTGGACCCAATGTCCATCTATAAGAGTCTACACGCCAATTTGTCCTCTAAAGTCCTAACCAAAGCTCAATTAGCAGCAGCCTGTTTGGATGGTGGCTGCAATGAAGCTTTTTTCCACGGTAGGGATTTTTATGAGGACTTCCGTGCTAAAGCCACAACTGTGGCACAACGAGCAGAGATTGACCATCAATGCATTATGCTAGGTTGCACCTTTGATGATTTGGTTGCAAAATGGCAAGAACGCTATTACGGCGAGGTCCGTCACGGATAGACGTTAACAGTCCCACTGTCCGATTCCCTGCTCGGACATTAAGTAAAACAGGGTGTGTGTATATGGTTTACCGTGTTTTTGTAATTTTGTACGTTATTTATGTGATATAGGCTTTGCACATATAGTATTGCCCCCGTGCAGTACCCCTATTTAGGGGAGATTTTCGCTAGATCAAATAAATGTACACGCGGCACACATTAGTCATTGTGTGACCGTTGTAAATAAACAGACTACTACTAATGTAAATATAACCCAAGAGGCAAATAAAAATGCCCACTCTATTGTCACCTTTTCCGAAATGTCCAAGGATTGGGTGGCAGACGCTACAGCGTCACCTTTTAGTTCTGAGACGGAGACTCAGGACTCACTTTTGGACATACAGAAATTTCTTGCCAGACCTGTTGCCATTTATACAGGTGCATGGGGCGCCGGTAATGACGGCTGGATTGTCCCAGTTTGGCGATATTTTCTGCAAAATCCGCGTGTAGCCAACAAGATTGCAGGATACAGAAATATACGAGGCGACTTGAATGTCAAGATTGTTGTCAATGGCAGTCCACACCATTATGGGCGGTTACTAGCCACCTATAAGCCTATGACAGTCTTTTACGACACAGATGAAATTAGTATTAACAGTCCTCCTCAGTATTATGTCCCTGCCTCACAAAGGCAACATGCTTGGTTGAACCCAGCTACCTCGCAGGGTGTTACATTCAGGATTCCTTATATGTGGAACAGACCTATGTTCTCCATTGTCGATGAGGAATATTCTGACGCTGGCTCTTTGAATGTGTACACTGCAGTGCAACTTCAACATACCAATGCTACTATGCCCAATGTTACTTGGACGGTGTATGCATGGATGGATAATGTCGTACTCAGTGGCACTACTCGCTCCACACATGAGAATTTGGAGCATCAAATAGTTGCCAGACCCATTTTGCGAGGAGAGAGATTTGTTGCTCAAGCCAATGAAGCAGAGCAGATGTCAACTGGCCCTATATCTGGGCCGGCTAACGCTGTTGCTAAAGCGGCCGGAGCATTGGAGTCTATACCTTCCCTTAAGCCAGCAGCGAGAGTTACATCTATGGCTGCTTCAGGGATAGCAGCTGCTGCTAAGGCGTTTGGGATGTCTAAGCCAGCAAGTTTGGCTCCAACACAAACTTACAAGCCCTTCGCAATGGGGAATATGACCAATTCCAATATGGTAGACACTGCTACTAAGCTGACGTATGATGCTAAGCAAGAAGTGTCCATCAGCCCGGCTGCGCTGGGTGTTGGTCCTGAAGATGAGATGTCCATTAAAGCTATAGCCCAAAA